CCTAGCCCGATCAACGCGCCGAGGACGGACGACCAAGCAAAAAACGAAAAATCAATCTTGTCGTGATCCATAGCGGCGTTTTAGGTATCGTCGAAGAACAAGCTCGCCCGCAATAAAAACCGCCGCCAGCAAGAGAACGTAGAACAGATCGCCGATCATTTTGCCCACTTCTTTGCGTTGAGCGCGAAAGTGGCCCGCTTGCGCGTTACGGGGCTAGGGGAATGTTTTGCTTTTTCTAGCTTCGCCACGGGAATTTTCTCGCCTTTGGGGACGTGAAGCGGCTTGTGCAGCTTGCCTTTGTTGGCAGGGTTGATTTTAATACCAGACTTGCTCATGGGTCGATTCCTCTGCAGTGCCCGCCAGACTGGAAAGGGTCAAGCAGGTTCTGACACAGCGCACGGGCAACACGCTGACGATACCTGTCCATCCCACTAGGATTCGCAATAGAAAGATACCTGTCGCATCGGAAGGTCAGCATCCACTCCTGCGGCAAGTCGAGGAACAGGGCAGTGGACGCCACGTTGAGGCTGATGTCAAGCAACTGCCCGACGATGAGGATTGGCATGGCAAGCACTTCACTTGCTTTAGTTAGCTTGCCGCTATTACGTGCTGCAAGAAGCGCCATGACCGCGAGGAAAGCGAACCAAGTGGCGTAAGCAAGGCCAAGGTAGAGGGCGATAAGTTTGAGATACATCATTACACTCACCATGTGGCTGCCCGCGCTGCTGAAACTGTTGCTGCACCTCGAAATGTGCGCATTTTAGTATTCCTGCCAGACGGCAATTGAGTTGGAGCCAGATGCGTTTGCAACCTGATAAGTCTGGCCGGGCGGCACAACTGCCGTCATCACACCGTATGTCGATACCGCTACGGGGGTATAGAAGCACGAAACTTCAGTGCCGTTGACAAGAATCCGCGTGCCGGCACCAGCAGTCGCCGCCGTATAAACCTCAACTTGGACGAGCAAGGGGCGACCGGTGGAATTGGTGTAGGTCGTCCCAATGGCACGAGAGCCTGTGACGTTGCTGTATCCAAGATTGGATGGTGTTGCGACTTGCCCCAAAGTAACGACTTGGTTTGACGCGCTTGCTGACGCAGCGACGGTCTTGCCCGTAGTTGTGGCCCGCCAGTTAACGCCGTCCCAAACCACCTCGATAGCCTGGTTAGTGTTGTAGTTGGCCCAGGCATAGCTTGAGCTCCCATCCGGGAAAAAGAGCGCAGGGAAGCCGCTGGCTACGTTGGTCTGCACTGTGACCGTATAGCCGCAACCATACACGCGAACCCGTTGGCCGGTGAACGAACCGGGGTTGACGGTGATCGTCCCCGCAGCCGAGAAACCCGGCAGAACCAGGGTGTTGAACGCAACCGGCGTAATTGTGCTGCTTGCCGCGGGGGTCAAAACTTGCGTTCCGGCCTGCGCCCAATTAACCGCTTGGCTCGCCGCCGTCGCGTTCGCTACTGCGAAGGTCTGCGAGGCGTTGCCTGCAACGGGGGCGGCGTTGGCGTTGACATTGCTGACAATCTGGTTGAAGTTCGCCATGACCGGGACGGCATCAACCGCCTGCCCGTTCTGAATCGTGTATGGAAGTGGATTAACGACGGCCATGACTTAATCCTCAACTCACCACGTAATAGCTTCAACCGCCGCGACAGACGTAGCCGCACGCACTTGATCTTTAAGCGCCTGCAAGTGCTGGAACGCCGCTTCGCCTTGTGTGCCGATTGCTTGCGCCAAGCCCTGTAGGTCGGCATAGGTAAACGGCACCTTCGCGTTGTCAGCCGCCACCCAGTAAAAGCCCGGTGGAACAGCCTGCGTTGCGCCAAAAGCCAGAAGCATCCGCGTCAAGTTTGCTACGCTGTCTGGATCGGCTTGATAAGTCTTGGCCGCGCCGCCCTCGCTGGTGTAGCTCACCGGCTGCTGGACAGCCTGTTGGTAGGCGGCGTAGAGCGCAGCGATCTGTTTGTCTTGCGCCTGCGCGGTCAACTCCTCACTCGTCGGAGCGGGCGGAGTGTAAGGCTGCAGCGTTGCTGGCACATTTAGAATGTCGCCGTTTGGAGCGGCGAACGAATAAACGCCGTCCGCCTCTTTGACGACAACGTTGTCCTCAAACGCATGAACCGCGTTCGTTACAGTGTCTATAAAGAATTGCATAGTTGACCCCTTAATACCACTCAACCCAAGACGATATAGAACCGTTGTTGCTTTGCCCTATATACACTTGGTAGCTGCCGCCATTAGGAACAACAAAAAAGGCCGACACGTCACTACCGTTGGGCGCAACACCGTTGTTTATAGTGTATCCATTAACAACAGAATAGACCGCCGCGCTGTTGTATGTTTGACAAGTCACCCACACCCACATTGTGTAACCTGTGGTGTTGTAGTAAGTTGTGCTTAACGCACGGTTAGGCGCAGTTAGCTGGACATTTGTGAGGTGCCCAGCAGTGTTAACACCTGCGGATTGCAGTTGTCCTAAATTCACTGCCTGGTTGCTCGCTGACGCATTCGCCACCGCAAAAGTCTGCGCAGCGTTGCCTGCAACGGGAGCGTAAAGGCCGTTCGCTTGCCCCAAAGTAACGACTTGGTTTGACGCGCTTGCCGCCGCAGCGACGACCTGACCAACAGTCGTGGATCGCCAGTTAACGCCGTCCCAAACCATCTCGATGGCCTGATTAGTGCCGTAATTGTTCCACGCGTAGCTTGAGCTTCCGTCCGGGAAAAAGAGCGCAGGGAAGCCGCTGGATACGTTGGTTTGCACTGTAACCGTATAGGCGCAGCCATACACACGAACCCGTTGGCCGGTGAACGACCCTGGGTTAACGGTGATCGTCCCCGCAGCCGAGAAGCCCGGCAGAACTAAAGTGCTAAACGCAACCGGCGTAATTGCGGCGCTTGTTGCAGGAGCCAAGACCTGCGTTCCGGCCTGCGCCCAATTAACCGCTTGGCTCGCTGCCGTCGCGTTCGCTACTGCAAACTGGTTGCTTGCAGAGCCGTTCAACGCGGCAAACTGTTGCTGCGCCTGAGCGAGCGGCACCGCCCCTGCCGGGTTACTCGTAGTAGCGACAAGAAACTGCTGCGAAGGGTCGCCGTCTACAGAGGCGGCGTTCGCGTTAACATCCTGCACGATCTGCGTGAAGTTTGCTTGAACCGGCGTCGCGTCAACCGGATCGCCGTTTGAAATCGTGTAGGTCAATGGATTGATGATTGCCATTAGCCCGCCCCAGTGTATTGAAGCGCCTCGTAGCGGAAATCAAACCGCCCTAGACGGAAATAGTAACCGCTGTTACCAGAAAGAACAATTTGACACGTTTTGAACACGAGTGGCGCAGGGAACGCCAACGGCGACGCGCTGGAGTTGTAGGGCGACGGTGCCCATACGGTTCCTGGGTTGCCCCACACAATGCCAGCACCGCCCCAAGTAGACGGGGTATTGATAGGCGACAGCTGTGCTTGGTTGATTAGGTTTCCTTGGCTGTCAAGAACCTGCACCGTGTAGGACTGCGCACCATAAACAGCGGAGACGATCATTTCGACAGACGCCTTTTCCGCCATCGGCGGGGCTGGATCAATCAGGGCGCTGGTCATGTTGATCGTCAGCGGAGCGCCGTTCTCCGTAAAGGAGTCGCCGGCTGTAGTGTAAGCGTTGCTTTGAAACAGTTGCGCGCCAATGCTGTTAACCGCAACGATGAACGAGTTGCCAAGCGGCGTGATTACGTCGGCTGGAAATGTGTGCGGCCCGCTCCACTTGCCGACTTTGAGCGGGAACCAATACTCAAACCGCCCGAGCACGTCCGTTGTCGTCACCGTATCAAGAGAAATGCGATACGTGTCAGCACTGTAGGCCGCGCAAGCGCGTGTCGGCTGCGTGCAGTTGAAGAACGGATACACCACGTCAGGGTTTGGCTCCGTCACAGCCATGCTCATCGTCGGGATGGTGCGGATGCCGTCCACAGCCATGAACATGATACCCGTAGGCGTTGGAACTGCCGTGCGAGGCGCAGAACAGCCGACGCTGGCGGTGATCTGGTTCAGCGCAAGGTTGCCGCCGCTCGTTGACCCGCCATAGTTCCAGTCGCCCGTAATCTGCCAAATTGAGTTCGCCTTGAATGCGATCAGCGCAGACAAAATGCCCTGCGTCGCAGTCGAGATACCTTGCGGCACAAAAACGGTGATTGCCTCGGTGCTTGCGCCAAGCGTCAACACTTGCCCCGCGTTAGTCTGCCGCAACGGGTAAAGTGAGTCGCTGAAGTAGGCTTGGTTGCCCACTGCATACCACGCACGCCCGTAGAACTGCGCAACTGCCGTGGGCACGGCGCTCAACACGGCGGTCGAGCCGTTCATCATGTTGCCAGTGCTGTAGGCCAGCGTCGTCAGGTTGATCGTCCCGATTGGGCCACTGGACAGCGTATAGCCCGGATGCGTGATGACGATATAGTTGCCCACCACCGCCATGCAAGGGGGCGTCCACGCGCCGCTCGTGCCTTGCGTTACAGGCACATTGTTGCTGGCGACGCCGCTAATGGACACAAACGCATTAGTTGCCGTGTCGTAGCAAAACGGTTGGTCAAAGCCGGGGTTAAGCCCGCTGGCGACCATGCCAAAGACGCGCGTGCCGACGGAAATCATGACAGACACAACGCCGGGGGATGTAAACCCGCTGAACGTTGTGATGCTCGTGCTGGCAGGGCGCGGGGCCAGCATGTTGTTACTGACCGGATCGTGAATCAGGTTCGTCAGCAGTTTACAAGCGCCGGGGAACGACAGCTTACCGTCCCGCGCATCAGATAGACCTACCGGGCGCCACTGGTAGATTGCCGGGGTGCGGAGCATTTAGAACCCCGTAACTTTAGACGGCGGCAGCCGGCCTGATCCACCCGCGAACGAGTTGCCGAGCTTGACAGTGCGGGCATGGTTCTCGCGGTCGCCTTGCATCTTCAAGAACGCTTGCAACTTGTTTTGCGCTTCAGCCGCGTATTGAGGCTGGCGTGTGTCATCGGTCAAGCGCATCACGTCTGCGGCAAGCGCCGTGAGCAGATAGTCGCTGTCAGGAAACCACGGCACAACGCTGGACGTTGCGGGGCTTGCAATATCTGACGGCTGGCTCCAATACCGCAGCGTGAACGCGATTGTGCTGTTCGGCATGGGATACAAGTGCAGCGTCCCGGCTGCCGGATTGCTTGCCCACATCGTCGGATACGCCATCGCGACATTGCCGACGTTGATCCGGTCGTAGTCGGGCAAGCTAATCTGCCGCATCGGCTGCGGCAGGCCGCCAATGTAATACCAGAGTTCGTGCCCGCGAACGTAGTCCGCAGGGAGGGTGTAAGTTTGAACGCCAGCGGCCACCGAGAACTGGGCTGTTTTGAGCAGCACGTCCAGGTCATAGGTGCGCGCCAGCGTCGCAAGGCGCATGTTGAGCAGATCACCCGCCTGCACGGTATACCCAGGCGCTTTTGCAATCTGCAAAGCGTAAGTAATGATCTGCTGCGCCGTAAGCATTAAACCGCCTTGGCCCGCGTTTCTTCGAGCTGTTTGACGCCGCGCTTGTAGTCGAGCGACAGCTCCTCGATCTTCGCCTTGAGCCGGTCAGAAAAGTCGTCGCCGTCCTTGTGCTTCTTGAGATACTGGCTCAAATCCAGTTCGGCGTTACGAATCATCGACTCTTTCTCGATCAGCATCGCTTCAAGCATCTTGACTTCGTTCTTGGCGCGTTGCCGCTCGGCCACGGCACGAAAACGGTCGATCTCAGCGTTGATCGCTTCAGTCGATACACCGATCGGAAAGTTCCCGTTGAAGGTGACGCTCATCCCGTCTGCGACAGTTGCCGCAAACTGATAGACATACCCAACGCTGCTTTTTTCACTCATAGATTAACCTCTCAGGCTGAACTCACGTTGACGACGATATGCGTCGAAGGGCTTGCGCTGGCCGCGAACTTCTTGCTCGTGCGCCCAAGCGCGGCTCATGATATCACGCATTGATGCAGCCTGCGCCTTCGTGACCTTGTAAGACGCGCCTTGGTGAAAATGCCGCCCGTCAATCGAGAGATGGCTGCTATGCGGAGGAAGGTCGATGAACACTTCCTCATACTCGACTTCGATCTCGACCGGCTTGTCCTCTTTTTTCGCCTTGACGGCTGCCGCGGCTTCGCGAATTTGTGCTTCAAGTTTGTCGTTCATGCTTGCTCCAAAGAAACTGACGGGGCACTTAGCCCCGTCAGGTTAACCATTAGCCAAAGGTGGGCGAGAAGGCCGATCCAGACTCGATGCGCATGAAGAACTGGTTGTTCATGATCATCGTGCCGTAAAAGACCTTCCAAGACACCACGCGGGTTTGGTTTTGCGGGTCAAACTTGTCCGCGCCAGTCAGGTAGAACGTCTTGAGCGAGTCAAGCTCGACTTGCGCGAACGCTTCCTTACCAAAGATGAAGGTAGGATAGACCGTCACGCCGGTTGCGGGAGCCGCAGGCGCGGTTTGCGACACGCCAAGGCCAGTGATGACAACCGTCGATCCGGGGGCGATTTGCGTCGCGTTGCCAGACAGCGGGCCAGTCGTCGGGCCGGAAGCGGACAAGCCGAGGTTCGTCGGGGGAGACGACGTGCCAACATACACGTTGTAGGTGTAGCCTGCCGTGCTCGGCACCGTAACGCTAATGGAGCCGGTCGGCCCCGTCACGCTGATGCCCGTAGACGGCTGGTAGATCACCCGCTCGTAGTTGGTGTTGATATCCGAGGCCGTAACCTGGACGTAGTAGGTGCCCGTCGCCAGCGAACCCGCAGTGCCTGCCGTGCCGGAGACAGCCGCCGCACCCGTCCACGCCGGGACAAGGTTGGAGCGGGTAAACCGCACACCGGACCACTGGCCGATCTCGTTGTTATACAGCTTGCCAACGTCGCTGTATTGCCATGCGGTCACAACCGTCGAGTTCTCGCGCAAGTCTTGCTCGACCAGCGGGTGAATGACGGCCACGTAG